CACCAGACGCAAAGCCGTCTACGCTAATGGTGCTGCCGGTCTGACCTGCGCCATTGACCAGCGGGGTGGACGCGGTAAAGGTGCCGGTCGTGTGCGTCGGACGCACCGGATCCTGCAACCACTTATCGACGCCCAACTGCTTGCGACCGAACATGCCCTCTTCGTAGTTCTCCGAGATGATCGCGCCCGGGTTGAACAGCGAACTGGTCGTATTCGCCAGCGTGGACATCGCCAGCGGATCCAGCACCGCCACGCGACCCTTGAGCGGGGTCGAGAGGTCGGTCAGCTTGACGCCTGCCTGCAAATAAGTGATGGTCGCGCTCGGCGTGGTGCCGGGGACGCCCACCGAACTATAGATGTCGCGGTAGACGGCATTAAACGCCAGCACTTCCGCCGCGTTGGCGAGAGCTTCCGACCCCGGATCAACATACCGCGCGCGGATGTTGTCCAGTTCCGTGGTCGCCTGCGCCGACGAATACCCGAACGCGACGTTCTTCTGGTTCGTCAGCGAGATCGGCACGGTCTGGTCGTACAGGTTCTGCAACTGCAATGCCTGTCCGTCCGTCACGGTAAACCGTTGGGGCAGACGCGCATTGACGGTATTGCCGACCTTCGCGCCCGAGATCTCATACTGCGAGTCGTACGTGCGGTTGACGTTGGCGAGGAACACCAACTTGTTAATAAATCCGCGAGCGACTTCCTTGGTCGTCCACGATGGGGTTGCGAGGGTATTAGCCACAGACTGTCCTTTCGACGAATGGGTTACATGCGACCCGCAGCGCGATCAGCGGCGTTCATGCGACGGAAGTGTTCATCCATCGACAAGTCATCCGAAATCGCGAATGGGTCAGCGACGGGTGGCGAAGTACCAAGCGGCTTGATTGGCGCTTTCGCGGAACTGACGACTCGGGCTGGGCCGCGTACAGAGGCAGCTTCAAGTCTGGCTTCGATTTTGCCCATTTCCCGGTAGGTTTGCGCCGGGTGCAGCGTGGACAAACGCTGAGATTCTTCGGGGTTGGCCGAGAGCCACTGGAGGATCTCAATGCCGACCGGACTATCCATCGCCAGGTGCTGCATAGGCAGCGACATGGGCGTATCGGGATTTAAGGAGGCCATGAGTTCCGGGTCTTGCGCGGAGGCGTCCTGCAACCGAGACATCCACTGCTGCTGCTGCTGTTGCTGGGTTTCCTCAATCTGGCGCTGCTGGTAAGCCTGATGGCGCACCACATCGCGTTCCTGATGTCGGGCATCGGCCACAAACGATGCCAACGCCATCGAGTAGTCCTCGTAGGCGTCAAACTGCTCGACCTTCGGGACGCCCGGCATCTGCTTGAATCGCGCCCAGTCGGGAGCCGCATCCGTTTCAACGGGAAGGGGCTGCACCAGTTGCTGGACACGGGCTTCGGCGGCTTCGGCGCGACGTTCCGCTTCCCGCTGTTTCGTAATCGCGGCCTTGACCGCTTCCGTGGGGTCGCTTCGTCGATTAGCTTTCACAGGAGACGCTTTAACCGGCTCATCCAGTGGAATATCTGGAGAAGTCGATTCCACCACCACGTCCTGTTCCAGCATGGCCTGAATCTGTTCAGGCGACTCATGGCTGGAATCAATCGTCAGATCGCTGACGGGGGCTGAGATAGGGACTTCGCTCGTCTCTGTAGACATACGCCTCGCGGTGAAAGGGGGGAACATCAACGATAAAAAGGGCGGGTCTCGTGGCTTTCGCCAGAAACACGCCCCCTACTCGTGCGTCCCCTTGTCGTCTTACCCGCTGGGGGGCGGTTGTCGGCGCGGTAATTAGTCGCGCCCTAGTAAAACGTCAGTGAATAACTAATTTGCTATTCTACACAATTACCACATATTTGCAAGAATGCATGTTTATTCGTCGATATCCTGTGATACGGGCATCTCGACGGCCATGATGCGCTCATGTTCCGCATCGCGGCTGTCGCGCTCAGCCATCTGCTGCTCATGGGCCTGCTTGGCGGCTTGCTGCACCGACACGACTTCATGGGCGGTATCCGCCCGATCCTTCGCGGTCGCAGCCGCCAGCGCGGCATTGGCCTCATCCGCACGGATCTTCATGGCGGTAATCGTCATCTGCGTCTCGTTCCGCATCCGCTCGATTTCGATTTTGGCCTGTTGATCGCTCTGGGCTTGCATGGTCTGCGCTTGCAGCTTCTCGCGCTCCTGCTGGAGGATCATGTCCTGCTTTTGGAGTTCCAATTGCGCCTGTTGTTGGAGTTTCTGGCCGTCCGATTCCAGCAACTTGGTCTTTTCGTCTAGCGCCTTACCCAATTGCTCCACCATTTGGCTGGCTTGCTGCAATTGCTGCTGCAACTGCTGCGGATCAGGCTCATTCCCCTGCGCTTGCAGCGGCGGCGGCAACATCTTCTTGACGCGCTCGGCGGCCTCCAAATGTCCGGGGAAATCGCGGAACTTCAGGTAGATATCGCCCAAAATGGGGAACAAGGCGGGATTGGCTTGGAACAGGTTGCCCATCTCGTCTGCGCCTTCTTCATTCCGGCTCTTATAGCTCTTGCCAATACTGACCGACACGCCGTAGCGGCCCTTCTTGAGTTCATAATTGAGCACTTTGCCCTGCGGACGCGCCATCGGAGGCATCCCCATCGGAGGCGCACCTTGCGGCATCGGCATCCCGGGCTGACCCATCGTTCCCATCGGCATGGGTGGCGCAGGAGGAGCCTGTGATGCGCCCTGTGGCACCGCCACGGGACGCTGGTTCTGGGGGTTCACCCGGAATGGCTGATTGAGCATCACGGTCTTAGAGCGGTCTTCGCGGTCGAGAATCCGCGCTACGCGACCGGGACGGTCATAAATATGCGGAATCAAGTCCAACACAACCTTAGCTTCGTAGGTCATGCTAATTTCCGCTAAATTGTCGAGGAAATGGCTAGACCCGGCCATGTGCTGGTTCTGCAAGGCCAATACGGCGCGACCGCTCTTGGCGTTGGTGGCTTGCTGCCCCAGCGCACTCTCGTAGGCACCCGTGCCTTCGTGAATAAACTCCCGCGCCTGTTGCAGCAGCAGCATCGAGGGGCCAAGCCGCGACGTATCCACCTGGGTGCGCTGCGGCGGCGGGGCGGGTGTGCCATTGAAGGAGACATTGCGGTAGCGCAAGTAGGGGAAGTTGCGGACGTTCGCCAACTGCCACTCTTCTTCGTGGCCCTCTTCCTGCCCTTCCACCATCGTGTACGGCGCTTTGGTTTCCAGTGACGCCATTTCCACGGCACTGCTGGCGCTGTAGTTCAGCAGCCGGACGGCATCCTTATTGGGTTCAATCATGCCGACCCAGCGGCGTTCCTGCTCAAACGGAATCAGTTCCCGACCGACCACCGGAATAATGGGGATATACCGGCCATCCATCGCCTGTTTGGGTTCCAGTTCCTCAATGGCGTTGATAGTAGACCAGTAAAGAACAGGCGTCTTTTCCTTGCGTGTTCGTGCGTCGGCTCCGGTTCGGGCCGTGCGTCCCGCTGGGATCTTCGTGTCTTCGGCGTCCGTGCCGTCATCGAGTAGCACCCGCGACACCGTCTCGTACTCCATGCGGTAATATTCGGCCACCCGCACGGCGCGACCTTCGCCTTCGTCGCCACTGACCCACGACTGCGTGGACATCCCAATGGCCGACAGTTCGTCTTCGGAGAACGACGCCATCTGACTATTGGGATACCGGCGCTTGTAGGTTGCCCACGGCATGTCATTGACCAGAAACGCCCACTGGCCGTCCGAAAAGTCCGGTTCTTGTGCAAACGGGTCGAGCACGACGCTGCCCTGCTGCAAGATCCGTTTAATCATGATCCGCTGGTCAAACGGGTCGTCTGAGTCCGGGTCGGCTTCGGTCATCACGCGGTAATACCCGCGTCCCGCCTTGACAGCGCGTTCAAATGCCCAACTCCTCGCCAATCCCGCTCGACTTTCGACCTCAATCCGGCGATACAGCCCCTGAATAATCTCAGCGGTATCGTCATTGGCCTCATCCGACAGGGCATGAATCGTGACGCCCAAATGCGCGCCCTTTTCGGCATTCAGCACCAACTGAATCGGGTGATCGAGGCTCGGAATCGACAGCATGGGCCGTTGTGGGATGGCCACGCCGCCAATCAACTGCGGTTTGCGCTGGTCTTTAACCTCCGTCGGCCAGCACAGATCCGGCACCTGGAAGCGCAGGGCGTCCACTTCACGGTTCCGCTGATCGACATCGGCATCGCTGCCGACTTTGAACCGATCCAACGCTTGCTGCAAATCCGGGGTTGCCATTTAGTGTGCCATCCAGCTTGAGGCGTGTGACGACCGACGCGAGGGCCGCGACACCGTCTGGGGCGCCACGCGCATCTGCGACCGCCCGCTAATGATCAAATACCGCGTGGCATCCATCAAGTGATCCCCGCTTTTGACAATCTTGCCCTGTTCGTCGCGATGATACTTCCGAAACTCGTTCCGCCAGTTCCGCAAATGCTCCTGCACCTTCAATCGCCCCGACACGAGCAAGTTCCACGTCTCGGTAATCCCGGCTTCCACCGCATTGACCGCCGGATCTAGCTTCAAGCCCAGCCGCCCGTAGATTTGAATGAGCGTCCGGCCGTCAATCTGGCTACTGCCCGACGAGGCCGGGTCAATCACGCCCGACATCCACGCCCCTCGGGCTTTGACCGCTTCGGCATGACTGGCCGGTTCGCCCTGGCCCTGATAATGCTCGTCGTACAAGACAATCTGCCCCGAGCCGGGGTTTTGCGCACCCCAGATCACCGCCGTACGGTTCCAGCCGACATCCATGGCGTAGACTTTGCGCCAACTGTCGGGAATCTCGGCCGTCGGGACAATCACGTCCTTCTCGGCAATCGGGTAAATGGCCCCGGACCCGAGACTCGGTTCGCCTTCCGTCCGGGCGGCAATTTGATACGGCGGGGTGGTCGCCATCAACGCCCGACGTTCATCGACATCCAAGTGCGGGACATCTTTCCACCCGGCTTGGATGTAGGTCTTAAACTCCGACGCCAGATCCGTCTCCGGTTCCAAGAACCCTTTGACCACCGCACTCATGCCTTGGAGCGGCGTAAACGTGACCATGACAATGCCTTTGGTGGTCACGGTGCGATACAGCATTTCGGTGTAGCAATCGGCCGGCGGTTCTTCGTCGCACCAGATGACATGCTTGCTGGTGCCTTCAAAGCTGGGTCGGCCCTGCTCGTAGGTTTTGAGGCCCAGTAAACTGTGACCGCCCGAGGCATGTTTGACGACGGCACCTTCTAACGCCCCCGGCAAGCCGCGACTACTGATCGTGGACACAATCAGATGGGCGGGAATCATGCCCGTGCCGGGCAGTTGCACCGATCCCAGCAGTTTGGCTTGGACAATATCGCGGGTGGTCTGGCTATTCGTCCCGACGGCCCAGCATTCGACCGGGGTGTCAAACCGGCGACCGGCCCACCACTTCGGATACAAGCCCGTCAGGTGGCAGGTCAGTTCATACGCTCCGGCTTCTGATTTGCCGACCCGATTCGCGGCCATAAACAGCCGTTCCTTGAAGACTTTGCCTTGGGCAAAAAACTCCAAGTGGCGGGGATACAACGCTCGGGCGAGGGGGCCGCTGTCGGCAAAGAAATTGGTAAACCGGGCCGAGGACCGGCGTTCGCCTTCGTCCATCAGGCGCTGAAACAGCACCTGTTCGTCCAAGGTCAGCGGCATGTCAGTCGTGCAGTTTCTTGAGTAACGCCGCCATACTGGCTTTCAGTTCCGCATCGCTCAGATTCGCCGTGGGCGTCGAGGTCACATCCAGATCCACACTCTGCCGCGCCTGCCCAAACAGCCGGTCCATGATGTCCTTGAGAATCGGCGCACTGGGCGCAATCGCACTGAGCCGATAGACCTGCTCCCCGGCGTCCAGTTTCTCCGACATCACGTCCGAGTCCACCACCGTCTGCCACTTGCCCTGCGCGTCTCGCGCCTGCATGTGGGTCACGCCTTCCGCCGCCGTCAACTGCGCTTCGACCAGCCGGTCAAACCGCTTGGACACCGCTTGCTTCCACGACGCCAGCAGTTCAGCTTTCTCGCGGACGCGCATCGTCTGTCGGATCGTGGCCCCGTTAGCAATGTCCGGACGGCGGTGGCGGTACCCTGGCCCCAGTTTGGGGGTTTTTGTGATCGGCATACGGTGTCTGTTGGTTGTATCATATTTCTCTCGATCCCGGTATGGGGTGTGTGCTATCGTCGTGCTGCTCGGCTGGGAGGGTGAACCGCTGGCGGCTGAGCCACGATGTTCGGGTAGCTACCAGAATCAGACAGCTACCACG